ATAATTATGACAATTACAAAACCTCCTTAAGGACGAAGGAGGTAATACAAATACCGTCTATTTATACAACTTTACCTAGAGTAACCCATGTTTCACCAGAGTATAAGATGAATTATGATCAAATATTAGATAAACCCTTTTTAGTAACAACGATTAATTGGGATACCACTGTTCCTAGTTTCACAGAACATTGGAGATTACCATTTCCATCATCAATAATGTCTAATCCTTTAGCTAAAGTACCTTTTACTTCATCAACATTCTATCAAGCAAGAATGTGTTGCATGTTACAAGTGTCTGGTACTCCTATGCATCAAGGTTTAATGTTAATTGCGGCAATACCACATGGTAGTCCAAAGATCCTTAATCCTAACCAAATCTTGTCAGCACCACATGTGTTTTTAAACGCAACAGAGTCAACTTCAGTTTGTTTAGAGTGTCCTATGTATACCCCTAGTACTTTGTATAGAACCAATGAAGCTAATTCTTCCCAAAATAATTATTATATGAGTACATCTGTATTTGGTTCTGATGTTTTTGATTTAGTATTTTATGTTATGGACGCCCTGACAGTTGGTTCAGGTTCAGCAACTTCTATATCCATTTCTGTACACAATATTTTTAGAGATGCACAGTTTTATGTACCAAAAGTAGGCCAAATGCAGTGGCAAGCACAGTGTGGTTTAGAACTTTTTGGTTTTAAATCAAAAGGTAGAATAGAGTCCAAATGCGTTTGTGGAGATAGAAAAATGTCTGATGATGTTCGCCCTATAGAGTTTAAACCAGAAAGTTTTTTAACAAATTTGTGGAGGATGCCAACTCAAATATTGGATGATGCCGCATCTGGTTTGAAAGCTGTTACTGGTGATATTATTGATTATGGTAGAGGAGTTATTAAAACTTTAACAGGATTTCATAACCCAAATAGTGCAGTTATAGATCATAGAAATATTGTTACTTTTAGAAATTTTCAAAATAATGTAGATCAACCTAGTTTTTATGAAGTAATGGATAATCATGGCAAATTTAGCAGAATTTGTGATGATTATTATTTTAGAACAAAACAAGATGAAATGGATTTGAAGTTTATTACTTCTAAGCCTGTTTTTGTAGGAAAGTTTCACATTTCTTCAACTGATGTAGCAGGTAAGAATTTGTTTGCCTATCCCATAACACCCATG